TTGTTTCCTTTTACCTGTAGGTTTAATACAAAGTTTTCAATTAACAACTTAGTGATGGTGGCTAAGAGTATAGCTTCACCGTTTTCTGATTGGCTGTAATGCTCATACAGTTCGTAAGTTTGACTACCGATAATTTGGTAAATGCGATCTTTATCTAAGGGCAAATCTGCCCAATCAATCTCATCGCTGAGTTCTACTTCCTTAGCAAGTTCAATAATTTCTGCTTGAGTAAATTTCATATATTATTACCTTTTAACTAAGCTGTTACCTAATTTATATTATTTGTCAAGGACTGCGATAGAAGCTGTAACATCCGCTAGCGGTCGACCAGCTTTGCGTGGAGCTCCCCAAGCTGAGTGAGGTGAGCCATCTGTTTGACTGCTAATACCTCTTCCAATTTGTTGTATCTTGCCGCCTTTAGCTAGAAATTCTGCCATAGCGTTGTTGCTAACTTCTTGTGCTTCTCGTTTTTTGATTGTTCGATTTTCTGTGTCTGTTAGTGTTGCTTCTGCATTATAACTGTGTGATAGTGACATTATATTTCCTTATTAAGTTTGGTCCGGCGTGAGGGAATCGAACCCCCAACTAGGGAGTAGAAATCCCCTGTTATATCCATTTAACTAACACCGGAGTGCTTGGTGGGCCTTACTGGACTTGAACCAGTGACATTCCGATTATGAGTCGGACGCTCTAACCAACTGAGCTAAAGGCCCATAAATTTGGCGGAGAGTATAGGATTCGAACCTATGCTCCCATTACTGGGAGGACGGCTTAGCAAGCCGCTGCCTTCGACCACTCGGCCAACTCTCCAAAACTTTGCTAATTTCTTATTATACAACTATTATAACACCGTTTATCAACAATGTCAAGTATTTGGCGGAAGTTAATCGCATCGAACGATTTACCATTCCTGGTAACTACAGTTTTCAAGACTGTGTGAGGAGCCAACCTCAGTAACTTCCATGTTAGTGTTAGGTATTTTTGTGTCAGGAACCTAACAAACCCCGTGAGCGCAGCCCATCCTCTTTTCGCGTCAGCGGAACCAGAATTGTCTCTTAACGAGATTGAGGTCTGGTGTACTATAAGTTGGGCGGTTTGCTGTATTCTCCTAACCTCGAATATCTAATGCTACAGCTTTCTCCCATTTTAACAAGTCATCGCGGTCGTCGTCAGCTTGCGCTGTGATCTTTTCCTTGTCTGTCGGCTATTCTCTACTAGGGTTTTCTAAACTACCTGGTGCCGCTTACCCTAAACCACACGCGATTAAAGATTCTTTGGTACTACCTCTTGGACTTGAACCAAGCACACCCGGCTCTTCAGACCGGTGCTCTACCAGATGAGCTAGGTTGGCATTAATCTGTTACATATTGCTTTTAGTTAAGTGATGACGATAATCATCACGCCAGTTATGTTCCTCGTCTGGGTCGTGTATTAGCCCGAGCAACTTCATTAATTTGTGTTTAACCCGTAAGTTGGGACTACGAAACTTTTCAGTATCTCTAAAGCCCATCATAACACCAATCTCTACTACTGCACCACTACGACATAAACCAGCGTGACAATGTACAACAATGTTCATATGGTTGGCCAGCGCACGTTGTAGTAACTGCAAAATTGCTTCTGCTTGCTGATCGCTAATCAATGGCTCTTCACCGTACTCTGCAACATCAGAGTCTTCTGCATCTAAAAATTTAAACTGATGCACTTCTTTAAATGTATGCTTTGGTGTTGGAAAAAGAGTAATAGGGTCAACAATTTGAATAAGCATAGAATTAGTGCCAGCATCAAAGTGCTCGCCTACTTGTATGTCTTTCATACTAACGTTTTCAATCCACGGTTTCATCATCGTATTCATCCTTATATAACTCGGGGTGTTTAGCTCTTACAGCAAGGTGTGTACCCATTGCACTACCGCTGCTAAACTGTGCTCCTACTTTAAATTTTCTTCCGTTAAGTTTAAACGGTTTTAAGACCTCATCACCATTCCACCAACCTCGCTGGATATGAATATATCCAAGATCGCCTAGGTGCTCGCGCAACTTAGCAAACTCTGGATGGTCTTCTGAGCTGGTAGTCGAACAGTTGCCCTTGCCTTGTATAATTAAAATAAGTTCTTCTGCTGTAGGTACACGACCATTGCGTGTATACGTGTTCCACTCATTGTGAATAGTCACACCGGTTAGGTATTCTGGGTCTATGGTAAAGTCCATCATTCTTGTCCTCGCTTTCTTAGTTCATCAATTAAGCCACCATAGGCTAATGTATATTGTTGTTCTAATCTCTCCAACATATTAACACAACTTATAATATGCGCTGTATCCATATCTTTGATTAAAAGAACTTTGCGTGTTTTAGTTAACCACGTCATCCGATGCGTCCTGCGGTACTCTTTAAAGTCCGCATTGTTAGGTGTACTTAGTATGTCCCAGGCTAATTGTTCTTCATCATTCATAAACGTATTATACAATCATTTAGTTGACTTGTCAAATGGGGTGTCTAACGGGGTTCGAACCCGTGATGCAGGAATCACAATCCTGAGTGTTACCGCTACACTATAGACACCATTGGAGCGGATAACGAGGTTCGAACTCGTGACTCATGCTTGGCAAGCACGTGCGTTTCCTACTACGCTATATCCGCATTTTAATCTTACTGCTCAGTAATATTTGAACTGATTTAGCCGGGTTTGACTAGAAATGTTACTGAGCAGTAATATTTGGCCGGCCCGGAGAGATTCGAACTCCCAACCTCAAGTTTCGAAGACTTGCTTTCTATCCAGTTGAATTACGGGCCGTTATTGGTGGTAATGGTTAGAGTCGAACTAACACTGAACACCGTATGAAGGTGGCGCACTTCCATTATGCTACATTACCGTGGAGCACAAGGTCGGATTTGAACCGACGAACAAGGGATTTGCAGTCCCCGCCATTAGGCCACTCTGGTACTTGTGCTTTGATTGTTTGGCTCCGGTGGAGAGATTCGAACTCCCGTAGCTGGTTTTGGAGACCAGAGTATTGCCCCTATACGACACCGGAATAAGTTGGAGTTATCCCCCAGGATGCCCGTAGCCCTATGCGTCCATAGGGTTCACTGGTAAATTCCAGCTATAAGTGGAGTTTTCTCCCACTTGTCATGGGACTCGCATTCTCCGGACTGTTTGTTATTTATTTGGCAGGCATGCTAGGATTCGAACCTAGGAATGCTGGAATCAAAATCCAGTGTGTTAAGCCATCTTCACCACACGCCTATTAATTAATACTTTTTCCAATTATCTCATTGAGATATTCAATATCCCAAAAATTGTAATAATTAGTTTTAGCTAGTTTCTTTCTGGCTGCTATAAGTTTATCTATTGGTTGACATAATATTAAATTATGTTTTTTGTTATTAGTCTGCACATCACTGATATACGTATCTCTTGTACTGTGATCTGGTAGATATTCTAATAATGGATATTGTTGTTTTAACTTACTGCAAGCTTCATTTAATTCTTCTACAGTAATGTCAGATTTAATCACATATATAATTAATTCAAACTCTTTATCAGGCGGAATTATTGATGTTGTATCGTTGATAATTTGTACATCATACAACTCCATATTGGCTTTGGCAAATGGACATATTGATAGTCCATTTAGACTAGCCTGCGGAAGTCCTACATACGTTGCCCAATCGTGTATGTCCTTCTTAATTTGTTCATCTGTCATACAATTGATCCTATAAAAATTAGGGGTCGGTGTTTGGCGGAGAGTATAGGATTCGAACCTATGCTCCCACCTGGTATCGATCCAGGGTTACTACATTACCAATGTAGCGTAATGCCTTTATACTATGAGAGCAGTTATGGTACCCCCACCCGGAGTCGAACCGAGATTGGCCAATTATCTGTTGCGCACGGGATATAAATCCGCTGTTTTACCATTAAACTATAGGGGCATAAAATTATGCCGCTATAACCTCTTTTAAACGATCAGCCGCATAACTTGCAGCCCAGGCGTTTGGTTTAACCATTGGTATAACGTTACAAGTACCACGGATATATCCAATAGCTTGTTGTACTACACATGAACTACCATACATTTCGTTTGGGTTAATGTCAAGATGGACAGCAACTTCACGGTCTTCTAATACTTCGTGTAGTTTTAAGTACAGATCTGAAATTTTGTATACTTCGTTCATTAGACGCATACTTGGTCTGTTACGTTTTTGATCATAATCAATTTCAGTTGAGCTTTCACCAAAGATTTTACAACCATGTTTCCCATCTATGTGTACTACAATGGCCATGGTATATTCAGCGTGCCATACTCCGTTTTGACGAAATCTGCGGCTGTCACCACCAATGTAGATTTTTGTTTCTAGACTTTGTGATTGTATGTAATCACGTACTTCGTTAATGTCTAGTTTTTTCATAGTATTCACCTTTGATTGAAAAGAACAACTTAATTGGTAGTCCGTAGTGGGCTTGAACCACTGACCTTGGCGTTATCAACACCCTGCTCTACCGCTGAGCTAACAGACTATTTAAAATGGCTCCGCATCTGGGATTCGAACCCAGCTAATCATTGATTAACAGTCAAGTCCGTGCGCCTAGCTCGGATTCTGCGGAATAAAACTTGGTGGAAGATATAGGGATCGAACCTATGACCTTGGCCTTGTAAGGGCCCTGCTCGTACCAGCTGAGCTAATCTTCCTATAATATGGTGGAGGTGACAAGGATCGAACTTGCGACATTCTGCTTGCAAAGCAGACGCTCTCCCAACTGAGCTACACCCCCATAAAACTTTTAATTCTCATATAATATACTGTTCGTCTACATTGCTGTAGTGTAAAGTGTTCTGCTACTAGCACCACCTAGCCCAGAACTGAGTAGTTACCCTGTCCAGCTGTTATCTTATGGATATAACAACAAATAACCCACGCATTTCTCAAGTCGCTCATATAGTGAGCCTTGCAGTAGAACGTTCGCACTGTGCTAGTATGGTCATTAGCAATATACCCACTTTTTTAAGGAAAAGTGTAAACTAGTGTTTGGAGCGGGATAAGGGAATCGAACCCTCACCAGGAGATTGGAAATCTGCAGTTCTACCATTAAACTAATCCCGCGGAACAGGAGTTTTGCACATTAACGCTAACCGAAATTAGCAAGTGTCTCCTGTGTGTTACTTTTGGTGCGAAAGGAGAGACTCGAACTCTCACGCCTTACGGCGCTGGAACCTAAATCCAGTGCGTCTACCAATTCC